AGCAAGCCTTGGCTGCGATGCAGCCCGCGCAGTTGCCTGAAGACCAGGGTATTGGTGCGCTGAACCCCAACATGCAGTTTGCTGATGGCGGTCTGGTGTCGTTTGCTGGCGGTGGCGAGTCCACAGCCGGCCCGTATGCTCGCGCAGACGACCGCGATTTCGGCACTGGCGGTGTTGCCTACGCTGATGGCGGAGCGATTCGTTTTCAGAACCGAGGCAGCGTGCCTAGTGCATACGGTGAATACTGGCCAGAAGACGTGTTCGCACCTTCTAAGCGCCGGCACTGGACAGCGCCAAACCCTGTTCGCGACACGCCGATTGTTGGTGAAGAAGCGATTAGAAAACTCCCCTACGCCCGCTCCATGCAGACGACTGACGAGATGCGAAGAGCCCGCGAAAACGAGAAGGAGCCGTGGACAGATGATGCCGAACGCTTAAAGCAGCTTGCAGCCGCGCCCCCCGCACCCGGCACGCCGGGGACTGATGGGTCATCCGTAAACAAACCTCCGCTTCCAGGCAACTACGCAACACTTACCGATGGTTCCGGTGCAGGCGGTGTTCCTATACCAACGATGTCCGGCGGCCCTGGCGTAGCGCGTGCTCCTGCCGCAGCCGTTGCCCCTCGCCCTCCTGTTGCAGCGGCTGTTCCTGGCGGCTTGCCTCCTGTTGGAGAGGACTACCGATCTGCCCCTGAGATCAAGAAGATGTTCGATGCTTACGTCGCGGCTGCGGATACGGAGGCTCAGAAGCGTATTGATGAATACCAGAAGAATCGCCCCGCGCCTGAAACCTTTGCTGAACAAAAAGCGCTGCTGGAAGAAGGTCGTGCTGACGTAGAAAAAGAGTCCCGCATGAACGAAGGTTTGGCGTGGCTGACGTTCGCATCTAAGGTTGTGCAGCCGGGTAAACGAACCATTCAGGCGCTTGTTGAAGGCGCTTCCGCAGGCGGCGAACAATACGCCCGCGCTCAGAAAGACCTCAACAAAGCCGAGAAAGAACGCAAGATGGGTCTGGCGGCACTGTCTCAAGCCGAACGCGCTGAGAAACGCAACGATTACGACAAAGTGGAGATGTACCGTCAGCAAGCTACGCAGCGTGCTGACAAAGCCCGTGATGCCTCTATAGCCGCATATGCGCACGCTACAGGCGACGACAAAAAGACCGCAGCGCAGCGTATGGATAACGCCTTAAGGATCGCATCCCAAGAAAAAATTTCGGCAGAACAAAATGCGGCGAATCTTGAAGCCGCTAGGCTAACGGGTCAATCGCGTATTGACGTCGCAAATATTGGCGCGGGCGGTAGAGACGAACGCACCCAGCAAGCCCTTGATGCCCGGTTTTTAGTAGATCTGCAAAAACAGTGGAATGATCTTGGCCAACGTGCCCAAATCGGGATGCAGTATCCGGGGGTTAAGAGCTGGGAAGACTTCGTCAGAGTCAAGCAAATGGAAAGACGTAAGGCTCAAAATGTTACCGGCACCGGCGCGGCGCAAAGAGGTTTTGCCTATCAAGGCGCGAACGACGATACTGAGTAACTTCGGTTTAGGCCCTCTGGGTCACTACACAGCTAAGGAACAGTTCTATGACCATCCACAATGTACGAGGGCCTAATGGGCGTATTTATAGAGTGGAGGCGCCAAAAGACGCGCCAATGGAACAGATTCTGGAAGCTGCAGAGTACCAGTACTACACCGACCAAACGCCTGTAGAAGACACCTCCGGCCTCGCCGCCGCTGCAAGCGCGGGGTTCAGCCGTTTGAAAGGCGAAGGGGCGCTGACTTTAGGCAAGATGGGCTTGATGGGCCTGCCCGAAGCGGAGAAGTACTACAAGGAACAGGAAGCAGCCGCTGCACAGCGGTTCACGCCTACGCAGGACGACTGGTCTACATCCCCTTGGCTGAAGTTCAAAGAGACGCTGGGCGGCTCGTTGCCCTATATGGCGGCACCACTAGCGGCGGGGTTTGCGGCAACCACACTGCCTGTGTCTGGAGCTTTGTCGGCGGCAGCGCTGGGTGCTTTGGGTGCTGGCGCAGTGTCTACCGGGCAGTTCACGGGCTCGAACTTGGCCGCGCAAATGGAGACGGGCAAGACGCTGGAAGAAGCCGATCTCGGTAAAGCCGCGTTGACTGCCGTTCCGCAGGCAGCACTTGATACAGCCGCTATGTTCTTGGCTCCTGGACTTGGGAAACTGCTGGGCGCAGCAGGCCGGGAAGTCACGGAAGCGGGCGCTAAAGCGCTGGCTAACCAGACGCTGAAACAGATTGCCTGGGACTACACAAAAGCCACCAGTCAGGCTATGACCGCCGAAGGGCTTACCGAAGCGGCACAGCAGCTTCTGGAACGCGCTCAAGCCGGGTTGGACATCAGCGACCCCGAAGCCCGTAAAGAGTACCTTGAGAGCCTCCAAGGCGGCGCCGCGTTGGCATTGGTCTTAGGCCCCTTCGGTCGTATGGCTGACCGCAGCGGTATCAAAGCCCAGGGCAAGAAGCTAGAAGAAAAACGGCTAGGCGAAGAGCGTGCGGTTGTCGAGGCTAAGCAAGCCGAGGAACGTGCTGCGGCCCAAGCAGCTCAAGCCGAGGCTGACGCAGCGGAAGCGGAGCGCAAGCAGCAGCCTGAGTACCTTCGGGAACTAAACACGCAGTACCAAGCGCTGGAGCGGGAAAAGCAGACGCTGCCGAAGATAGAAAAGCCCAAGAAGATCAAGGACGCCTCTGCTGAACAGGAGCTAGCCTATGAAGACGCTCTGAAGACTTACGAAGCAGCCGTAGCGGCCAAAAAGGATTTTATTGAGCGTTACAAGCCCGTCAAGCAAGAGTACAAAGACCGGTTCAAGGATATCCAGGCGCTGCAAGTAGCAGACCAGACGCAAGAGGCGTTGCAAGGCGGTGCTGGCCCGATGGCGCAGCCCATGCTGCCAGGGTTTGAACTCGGCGCTGCACAACCCGGCGCTGCTGAACAGCTTGCGGCTGAACAAGAACGTGCGCTCTACGGCGCAGAAGCCAAGCAAGAGTCGGCCAAGCAGGCTTTTGGCGAAGCGTTAGCGCCAGCGTACGGCGCGGAGGCTGCTGAAGCACCGCCAGCTTTGACGCCAGCACAGCAGCGCGGGGCGTTGGTGCAGCAGCAGGCTACTCTTGCAGAAACGCAGAAGCAACTGCAAGCGCGCATCGCGGATGTGAACACGGCACCGCAAGAGCGCTCCGCTCTGGGCAGGCAGGTCGCGCAAGTAACTACGGCGCTTAACGAGATCACTGCGCAGCTACCCACGCTCGCTGCGCTGCAAAAACAGGAATCCACCTTAACAACGCAGTTGGCTAAAGCCACCAAAGCCAAGGCCGTCCCGCAGGCGCAAGCAATCAGCGCACGGCTGCAATCGGTTCAACAACAAATCGCCGCCTTCTCCCCCGCGCCTGCAATGGAAGGTCAGGGCACGCTTGATCTGCGACCCCCGAAAGCCCCGGTAGCGGAAAAGCCCCTTCCCAAACCTAGAACGGAACGCGGGGGGCAAACAGTCCTGCCAGGATTCCAGCCGCAAGAGGCAAAAGCCGCAGCGCCTGCTACAGAGACGGCTACGGCGGAAGACTTAGCTGACGACATCCGCAGACTTGAACTGCTGGCAGCGCGGCAGTACGAAAAAGTGGCCGCAGCCGCGCCAGACCAGTTCCGGGCGGAAAAGAAAAAAGCGGACGATATCCGTGCGCGTATTCAAGAACTTGAACAGCAACGCGAGAGTGCGCCAAAGGCTCCGCCCCCTGTTACGGAAGCGGATAGAACGGCGTATTCAGAAAACATCCGTAAGTTGGAAGAAGGTGTTGCCAAAGCCGAAAAAGACTTCTACGCATTCAAGGACGAGAAGGGCGACTTTGATGCGGCTACTACAGCCCTTAACCGTCGGGATCGGCTGCAACAAAAACTTGAAGCTGCTCGTGCAGAACCTGTACCGCAGGTGCAGACGGCCTTAGCCGAACAAAACACCGTTGAAACCGTACCACAAGCTACGGCACCACAAGCTACGGCACCACAAGCTACGGCACCACAAGCTACGGCACCACAAGCTACGGCACCACAAGCTACGGCACCACAAGCTACGGCACCACAAGCTACGGCACCACAAGCCACTAAGCCGACCCCCGCTGTTGAAACAGCCCCTCAACTGCAGCCGGTGGAACGTGCTAAGACAGCTAAAGCCGCAGAAATTGCCAAGGTTGCCGAAGCTGCCCCAAAAAAGACATCGCCTTCCGTAGAAAAACGCAACGCCGCTAAGCAAGCAGCTGAAGAAAAGCAGGCTGCTGCACAACAGGCGGTTGAAGAAAAGAAAGCAGCCGCTCAACGGGCGCTTGAAGAAAGGAAACCAAAAGCTAGAAGGCGTGGGGGCGAGAAAAGCCTGGCCGCATTTGTATCGAACCTACCCGCGTTGGGTAAAAGCTGGGCACTAAAAGAGTTCTCTAAACAGCCTTATGGCAACACCCGGGTGCAACTGGCTGAATACAGCCGCAAAAGCTTAAAAGAAGACATTGCGGCGTTAAAAAAACACCCATATATAAACCCGTTTGATCAGGCGGAAAAACTCCACGAAATGGAGTCGCAAATAGTGTCGATTGAGCAGGCGCTCCCAGAACTTGAAGCGCTGGATATTGCCGACTACAACAAAGAAATTAACAACCTGGTGCTGCGAACCGCTAGGCAGGAGCTAGATGCCGCTGTTAAAAGTGGCACTGTTACCAAAGAAGAATCGGTAAAAATAGCGGAAGCGGCGGGTAAAACGGGCAACGCCTTTTCGGCAGATGCGCTTATAACGGATGTACTTGATAAGCGTACGGAGAAAGCGGAACGGGCGGTATCCGAAAAGAAGGCTGTTCCGCAATTATCTGCGCCTAAAGCCGCGCCTAAAGCCGAGCCTAAAGCCGCGCCTAAAGCAAAAACGAAGGCTGACGAAGTAGCTAAAGCCGATGCCGATGTAAAAGCGGTGTTGCAAGAACAGTCCGATCTGCTCGATGACGCTAAATTCGACCCCGATACGGACACGGACAACGATGTCGCCCTGCGTGAGAACAACGATCTCTACGACGCTTTCCCAACCAACTTGATAAGCCCTGATGGGGTATCGGCAGCGGAAGACGGTAATTTTACGGGGTTGCTCGAAGCTATCGGGGAGAGTTCTACGCCTTTCAACCGGAAGCTGGTAAAGAGCCTCCAAGAGACGCTTAAGGCAGTGGGCCGTCGTCCTAAGCTGATCCTTGTCGAGAACCTCAAAGATAAGGGCGTGAACGTAGCGGGTCTCTACGACCCTGTTAAGAACCGTATCTACATCGACAATCGCTCGATGCACGAGGAGACAGTACTGCACGAGGCGGTTCACGCAGTGACCCTGGGCGTGCTTCGCGCAGACCCAAACACCCTCACCGCAGAGCAACGCGCTGCCCGCTCTGAGCTGGAGTCTCTGTACGCCAATCTTAAAGACGACCCCGCCTTTGCCAGAGAGTACGGCAAGAAGAACGTCGAAGAGTTCGTTGCTGAACTCATGACAAACGCGAATCTGCGAGAAAAAATCGACGCTGTTAAGCCGGGCTTCTTGCAGCGCTTCTATCAAGCCATCATGCGCATGCTGGGCATGGAGCCAAAGAGCATGTCTGAACAAGCGATGGCTTCAGCGTTCAAGATCTTCCAGCCGCCTAGTCCTATGGCCAAAGACTCGGTGATGCTGCCGTCCATCATGCGCGGCGTGTTCTCAGGCACCAAGGCCGTACCCTCGCCGAATGTGGCTCAAGGCACCGTCGACACGGTCAACGCGCTGGTGGGCAGATCGGCCAGTACTGGGGACAAGATCACCGCCTCCGCGATGGGTTTACGGATGCGCACACGGATTGCCGACAACTGGGCGCCTAAAGAAGCGCTGATTAAGCTCGGTGTGGCGCAAGGCAAAGTAACGGAAGCACAGGCGCTACAACTTCGTCTCCTGATGCGTGTGTCTGACGACACCAGCCGCCTGACCCAGTTGTCTCTCACTACCGGCCCCGCCAAGATCAAGCGCAATGCTGACGGCGTAAAAACCATCCAAGGCCAAACCGGCGGCCCTAGCGCGCTCAAGATTGCCGAGGCACTGAAAGGCTCCAAGCTCGGCAATGCGCATTTTGTGGAAAACCTGTTCACAACTTGGCTGGCTATCCTTCGCGCAGAGCGTGACGGTATTGGGTATGAGAAGCTGAACTTCGGCAAAGACGCTGACGGGAACCCCATCCTTAACGCGGAAAAGGCCAAGGGCGTCAAGGCTACTGTCGAGTCCGACCCTGATACCAAGAAAGCGTTCGAGGAAGCCCGCGCTATCTATCGGCAGTACAACCGAGAGCTTCTGCAGATGTACGTTGACTCCGGCATGATGGCGCAGTCCAAAGCCGATGCGTTGATTGCTGGCGACTACGTTCCGTATTACCGAATTACCAAGGGCCTTGTGCAGCTCTTCGTCGGCGGAAGCAAACCAATCACCATCGGCAGCATCATCGACCAGCCGCAGCTCAAGGAGCTTGTCGGTGGTGAAGACAAGATCCTGCCCGCCTTCTCTGGCATGGTGCAGAACACCTCGCTGCTCGTTCGTTCGGCTGTTCGCAACATGCAGATGCGCGACGTCGGAAACCTGCTTCAAAACATGGGCATGGCCAAGATCATCAAAGGCGAAGGCCCGCGTGATGTCTTTACGGCCCGGTTCAATGACAAGGGTGAGAATTACTACGTCCGGCTGGATGAAGAAGCATTTCCCCCAGACATTCCGGCAGAGGTCGTCATCATGGGGCTGCAGGGCATTAAGACTGCTATACCCACAGGTGTACGGATGATGGGCATCCCGGCAAACTTGCTGCGCAAGGGTATTACGCGCTTGCCAACCTACGCTTATCGGCAGCTTATTCGCGATCCGATCCATGCGTACATGACCACTGGCGGTGACTTCTCAGCAGTAGTTGACACGTACCGCGAGTTTGCGAAGTCTCTCAAAGGCGACACGCCTGCAGGCTTGAGCCTTAAGCAGGCAGGTGCGATCAGCAGCGACATCTACGCAGGCAGCCAAGAAGACGTGGCCAACATGCTGCGGGATGTGACCGCAGGTAAGAGCGGGTGGGGGTTCAACGGCGTCATGGCCAAGCTCGACACCCTGGGGTTGAAGGCCGATGCCGCCACTCGTGCCGCGCTGTACAACAACTTCCGTAAGAAGGGCATGTCGCACCTTGAAGCGGTGCTCGGCGCCGCAGAGTCCATGAACTTCTCCCGTCGCGGCACATCGGCCAGCCTGCACTGGCTCTCCACGATGATCCCGTTCTTCAACTCGCAGATCCAGGGTCTGGATGCGGTCTACCGTGCGGCTATTACTGGCGACACCGCGTTCCAAGCAAAGCTGGATGCGCGTGCCAAGCTCTGGAAACGTGGCGCACTGATGTTCGGTATGACGTTCGCGTATGCGGCGCTGATGCAGGATGATGAGGCGTACAAGACCGCTACACCGCTGGAGCGTGCGCAGTCTTGGTTCCTGCGTATCCCTGGCATCGACGAGCCGCTGCGCATCCCGATCCCGTTCGAGATGGGGCTCATGTTCAAAGTCATCCCCGAGATGATTTTCAACACGGCGGCGGGTGACACCAAGGCACGCGATGCCCTGGATGCCTTCGGCAAGATGCTCGCAATGTCGCAGCCAATCGGTCTGCCCGCAGGCGTCAAACCACTCATTGAGCTGGCATCCAACTACAACTTCTACACTGACGCACCCATCATTTCCCAGCGGGAAGCGGGCTTGACCACGGATCAGCAGTTCCGCACTAACACCACGGAGCTGGCAAAGCTCTTGGGTAAAACCGGACTGGTCTCCCCCGTAAGCGTTGACCACTTGATTCGCGGCTATACGGGCGGCCTGGGGATCTTGCTTGCCAGCATGGCCAACTACCCTCTGCGCCCATTGGTCAGCCCCAACGCGACAGATAAGCCCGCGAAGGCGCTCAGTGAGATGCCGGCTATCGGGTCGTTGTTCCAGCCTGCTGACGGTCGCGGGATTATTGACGCAGCATTCAAGGACGTCGAGGAGTTCCGCAAAGCGGCAGGGACGTATCAAGACTTGCTCAAATCAGGCAACCGCGCAGATGCCGCAGCTTTCGCCGACAAACACGCCCGCGAGATCGCGCTGAACTCTACAGGCGGAGCTTTCCGGCAGCAGATGGGCGAGTTGGCAGCGCTGCGACGCCAGATCGAAACGGCGCCTGGGCTGTCATCCGAACAGAAGCAAGCGCAGCTCAAGAGCGTCAAGGAAATGCAGATCCAGCTAGCAACGATGATCCGGAAAATGTCTAGCGCACCCTGAAGAACCACAGACCGAACCGGCCACCGCATACCCCTGCGGTGGCCTCAGCCTCAACACCGTGGTGAAGCGCTGCGCGTAACCCGAGCAAGCGCATTTTTTCTGTGTCCAGGCAGGGTACAAAAAACCCCTGCCCGGGCAACACTTCACTCCACGGAAATCGTACCCTCTCCATCAAGCAGCTCCTTCGGGACACTGATCTGCATCACCTTCACGCGCATCGCGGGGCCGTCCGTCTTGGCCAGCATGTCTTTGCGCAGGTACTGAATGCGGAACTGCTGCGGGCCTTTCTGCATGTTCTCCAACTGACGCTTGAAGTCCGTGTAGCCAAAGCTCATTGACGAGCAATGCCGACGCAGCAGTGACTCCTCCACAAAGTACTCGACGTAATTGCTATGGTGCGTCCCGTGCTCAATACGGCCCATCACCGTGTTCTTGGTGCTGGTCTTGCCCTGCAGGTCTTTGCCCAGGTCAGCGATAAGCTGGCCCATCGTGTCGAAGCGCAGCACAACGAACTTGCCGTAGAACTCACGGGTGTACTCGTTGAGCACATCCTCAGCCGTGCGCACAGACTTCTTGTGCGAAGAACGTGCAAGAGTCACAAGATCCTTCAGTGCGTCCATCACCGCCGCCACAGGCGACTCAATGATGTTGGCGTACTTCGGCCCCAGCAGGATAGCGGCGGTCACAGTGGACGTGCAGCCAGCATGCCAGAAGCGCTCCTCATCCGCGAAGTCCATCGCCACGCGCAGCCGCTCGTGAACCTTGCTCCACATCTCCTTGGCCACGTCATAGTTACGCACAAGCCACCGCACCCAGGCTTCACCCGCCACGCCGTAATTCAGGCTCAACTCACGCAGGATCTCGCGCTCAGGCTTATCGAAGGACAGCTCCCGCGTGGGGTTCCACTCCAGCATACGCATCAGCTCACCGTGAGAGGAGTGCTTGCGCCCACCCACCAACAGGTCAACCATGTGCGTGTTAGCCGTCATCGTGCAGGTCAGCGCCCAGGTGCTGTTGTTGACCCGTTCCCGGTTCGTGCCAGCCTCCATGCGCTCCTTGCCCTGGCCTTCAGAGATATCGAAAATCAGCTCAGGCGCCCACTCCGTGTCGTTACGAGTCTTGGTGGTGATCTCGTCGATCAACAAAGGCAGGCTGTTGAGCAGACCCGCACGCTGCTGCAGTGCCACGAACGAGGTGCCCTTGCCTGTGCGGTAGTGCACAGGATGTCCCCAGACTCCGGCCTTCAAGCTCAGGGACAGCGACTTACCCGTGCCGCTCGATGTCGAGCCGATGTGCCACACGAAGCCCTTGTGGTCGGAGAAGTGCATGAGCGCAGACCCGAACGAGTCCATGCAGAGCGCCAGCATCGTGTTCATGCCTCGGCCAATCAGCAACTCCCAAGGCTTGCGCCAACTATCAAGGGATCCTTTGCTGTTGGTGTTGCGGTTGATGTTCTCCATGCCGGGCATAGGCACCACGATCTCTGAGCCGTTAGGCTTGAAGACCCGGTTGTTGTAGACGAAGGACTTATCCTTCTGCCACCCGAACTGCAGCGGTACGTCCACCACCTTGCGCTCTTGCGCAGCGCTCTCCACACAGGCCCGAACGTAGGCGTACAGGTGCGGGTCTGACATCTGACCAAACGATGCGTAGATATTGTTCGATGCGAGGCACTTGAGCAGCTCATCCTTGGACACCACCGCCTTGCTGGGCATGATGACCTGACGATGCTCCATCGTTGCTGCACGACCTTCAGGCGCTGGGCCTACGGGACGGATGGCAAGCAAATGAACTTGATGCTCTTGCTCCTGGCGCAGCATGTCCACCACAAACAAGTCGTGCGGCAGGATCTGGATCTGCGTCTTGATCTCTACGCCTGTGGCGTCCTTCTCCTTGATGTTGCGGTACACGCCGCCGTGCTTGCCGTAGTCGAACCCCCGTGGAGGTGGTGGGCGCAGAACCGTGCAGGTCTTGATGTTCTCAGGCAGTCCGTCATCGACGTGGAACTCATCCTCAATATGGGTTTTGCTTTGCTCGGGCTCGTCGTCCGTGCTGTTGTGGATCGGGATCACCAGTTCCTTGGCCCGGTTGTCGGTGATGACCTCCCGCCCCAGCGCCAGAGCGTTGGTGATGGTGCCCCAGAACGGGCACTTCGGGCAGATCCCGGGGTTCTCGCTGTCCATCTTGATACAGGTGTAGGGGCCCTTGATCTCGGCGAGCTTCTGGTTCATGCGCTCAGGCGTATACGGGTGCAGCTCGGAGAGCTTGTGGGTGAACTGCCCAGCATCCGTACACACCTTGGCCCAGGACAGCAGCCCCCGCCATAGCGGCTCCATACCGTCTTGCTTGGCGTTGTTCTGGTAGAACTCTAACTGGCCGCAGCCCACGCCCTTCTCAGACTTGAGCCAGATCGTCTCGAATCGCGTAGCGCTGTTGTTCATCAACGCCTCTGCCGCAGCCGATCGCTTAGCCGCAGCCTTACTAGGCCGTGTGCCTGCTAGATCAACACTGGTCGCTACGAAGTTGTTGCTGATCGGAGCGTTCTCCGCCTTAAGCACCCCTCGAATAGCCGCCCCAAAATGGCGGATGTCTACCTTGGCCGTACCCTCAAACAGCACCTTGACCGCACGGGGGGTCTCGTACTTGGCCTTGTTGTTGAACGTACCCGGTATGCGCAAGACTCGCGCAGCGTCAGCCGTCACCGTCATGTCGATCTCCAGCCCCTCCTGCTTGCACAGGCGCTTGAAGTTCTCGGCAACGGGTTTCCAACTGGTAATGTCGACTTCCTCAGTCAATGGCCAGTAGCAGTGCAGGCCGCCACCGGAACTGACCATCCACGGAACGCCAAAAGAGTCGAGGCCCGTCTTTTCAAGAAACGCCCCCAGCGCAACGGCGGCATCACGCTTGGTCGTGTACCCATCCATGTCGATAAAAATCGACTTAATGAACTGCGCATTTTCTGCCTTGCGGCTTTTGTTTTCTTTGAACGTAGACAGGGCGAAGTAGATGTCCCTGGATGCACCTAGCCACGCCTTAACTTTGGGGCGGATGTCGGGCAGGTCATTTACAAAAGCGTGCTCTTTTTTAGCCGAGCTGAGTTCCGCAACACAGTAATACCCGTGACCGGGCGACGGAAGCACCTCCGCTAGAAACTCAAGCGGTTTCATGTACGGGCCTTTTCTTTTGGGTTATTCGGAGGCGGAGTCTCTGGCTTCAGCGTCGACGTACTCCTCTAGTCGGAGCATCAGCTCCGATACCCACTGCGCAGAAAGTTTGTCGGCGCCGGTGAGCCAACTGTACTTAAGCAATTCTTCGTTACTCAGGGATGTAGGTTGAATGCCTTGCATATCTTGCTCCACGCTTCTTCAGACGTTTTCGACGTCTGTAATATTTCAACAATCCGCTCTACCGCAGGGCGGTAGGCGACGAATACTTCACCGCCTTTCATCCAGTTGTAGACCGACTGGCGCGTAGATCCTACGGCGCGTGCGATCTTGGTGACTGGTACATCTAGGAATATGGCCCACTTTGCTAGGCGTGTTCCGAGTGAAAGCGGCTGCTCCTTTATCTGGACAATGAACTTAGGGTGGTACATGGCGGCGCCTAGTGGCGGGGGGCGTTCGTGTGTTTGAAGCGTTTAAAAGCGAGGGCCATAAGTCCTCCTTCCCCCCAAAACCTTACTCGTCGTCCCAGTCACTCACCATGTCAGCAAGGGTGCTCTTGCCTTCCACAGCGGGCTTCTTAGGCGCTTCCTTACGCACAGCAGGCTCTTCAACTTCTTCCGGCTCCTCAACTGCTGGAGCCGGTTCTGCCTTGGCCTTACGTGCTTTCGGCGCTGCAACTGCGGCAACTTCTTCATCCCCAGAATCTTCCTCAACTGCCGGAGCAGGTGCGGGTACGGGTGCGGGCTTGACCTTAGCGGGCGGCTTGCCGGCCAGAGCAGCAGGTGCTTCAGGCGCTGCGTCCATCTTCGCCACGGTCATCGTGATGGCCTTGACTGCATCATCCGTTGCCGCTTGTTGTTCGACGATCTCATACTCGTCATCACTCAGCCAGCGCATCGCTTTGAAGTGCAGCTTGGGTGACTCTGACTTGGTGTCGAACTTCATACGGGTAACGACTGCCTCTGGGTTGATGCCTTGAGCCACCAGCCACCGAGCATACTCTTGCAGCGGGCGGTTATCCCCCTCGGCTTTCCCGAAGATCGACGTAGCGGGCAGAGCCAACTGCAGCACGTCACCGCTCATGTCGTTCTCAAGCACCACAGCCAGACGCTGTTGATAGCGGCAAGCGCGGCTGTTACCTTGGCCAGAGCCTGCGATGTTCTTGGGGCACTCAGCGCAGCGGGATGCTTGGGGGCTGGCGGCCTCGGGGCTCGGCTTGTCGCCGTCTGCTGACCAGCAGTCAGGGCCGGACACGGACTCCGCGTCGTAGCTCTTCATGTAGAACACGCGGCTGATCTTGGGCGCGGCCTTGACCAACACAACATCGAGGTGCCTGTCTTCGACGTTGGCAACTTCCTTGCCGCCGGACATCAAGCGGAACACGCCGCCCTTGATGGAGACACGCTTGCCGCCAGCAGCGCCGCCCGCCAGGGCCTTGGCCATGTCAGACAGTTCACCCTTACGGGCGAAGGCGGGGACGTTAGATGGGTTGAAAACGGTTACGTTGCTCATTGCTGTTCCTCTTTGGTGTTAGCTGCGGCTTCTTCTTGAGCGCGGGCTTGGGTTACGAGAGTCTCGATCAGGCCGCTGACTTCAGCGTATGGGCGCTGGGCCAAGGCGTTGAGCAAAACCTGCGCTTGCTGCTGGGTGAAGGTAAAGGTCATGATCATTTCGAAGGTTTCCTCACAGAGATTGAGTACTCTGAGTTGCTGTTGAGCCCAGGCGGGACTAAGCCGGGGTTTTCTTTCAAGAAGGAAGACATGTTGGTCTGCGCAATGCGCTTCTCAAACAGGTCAAGTACGTCATGCTCCACCACAAACCGCTTGAACGAGTCCCAGTCTTGGGTCGAGTAGCGGGTCTTGGTGGAGAGAATTACTGTGCCCTCCTCCGTACTAACTGACTTGACCCCGAGTGCCAACATCTTGTCTTTGAGCGCCGTCTTCACAGCTTCTTGCTGTGCTTTGAGCGTCTCGATCTCGGTCTCGTAGGCCGTCGTCAGTTCTTGAATCCGGGCCTGCATCTTGCGATACACCCGGGCCAGCTTATCCATAGGAATGCTGGCGGATTCGATGTCTTGCGTCATTTTTCTCTCCTATTCACTGTCTTACTTGTCTAACGTTTGACAATCATAGCCGTAATTTTGCCGCTTGTATGCCCTCTTTTTCAACTATTTTTAACCTCGCTATCGAACATGCCGACGAGTAGTGCGTGGTCACTCACCTTGGACGCCATAGCCTTAAACATCTTTTGCTCGATGGGGCTACTTTGTATATGCACCACAGTCACTTTGTCGGAGTTCTGCCCCTTGCGGTCGGCTCGCGCAATACATTGCAGGTACATCTCAACGCTCATCAGCGGGCCATAAAACACTACCGTGTCTGCAGCAGTCAGCGTGATCCCGTGTGCCGTCGCCTGGGGCTGCATGACCAAGACCTGAACATTGGGCGTGTGCTGGAAGTCGTTGATGATCGCCCCTCGCTTTGTCGCGCTCACGTCGCCGTGAATCTGCGCAGTCTTGACGTTGTTCTTCTCCAGGTACGTGGTGATCGTGTCGATACTAGAGCGGAACATTGCGAAGATGATGACCTTGCGGTTGGTCTCCTCGATGACCTCCATCAAGACTTTAAGCCGTGCTGAGGCATCGAATTCCACAATCTCCTTGTCGTCTGTGATCGCCGATCCGCACGACACCTGCAAGAGCTTGCTGACCATCACGCCCGCATTCACTGCGCTGATCGTCTCGCCGGCAGCCTGCACCAGCATCTGTTCTTTGAGCAGCTTGTAGTACTTCGTCTGTTGAGGCGAGAGCGCTACGTCACGGGTGACTGTCAGTACCGGCGGCAGATCCAGACACTGCGCCTTGGTGAACCGGATCGCTGGCTGCAGTGCCTCGTGTACCAGCGTCTTGGACTCAGGCTTAGGCGCCCACTTGAACTGCGTGATTTTGTTCATGACCTTGTCGCGCCACGCGGTGTAGAACTTCGGCACACCGTTCGGGTTCACAAGCTTGGCCAGCCCGTAGGCGTCGATAGGGGACTGCGAGGCGGGTGTACCCGTCATCATCCACAGATACGTGTGCGGCTGCACGATCGACTGCAGCGATTTCCAGCGCTGGGTCGTGGGGTTCTTGTATGCGTTGCAGTTGTGGACTAGCCAGTGATCCCCAACAAAGTAGTTAGGTGTTCCTTCAACTTCAAGGTTGTATACAGGCTCCCCGTTTGGGCATTCGATATACGAAACACTTTCCACCCAAGCTCCGCCAGCTTGGCTTCCTTCTTCCGATCCTGCGCTTGCCGCGCTAACAGGGTGTGACTGCCCCCGTCCACTTCCAGCCCCACTTTGAGGTGCGGCCACGCAAAGTCGAGCTTGTAGTTCGTAGGAAAGCCTTGCTGCCTCTTGCCCAACGCTACCGGGTAATTCCATACCCACCCCGCAGGTAAGACCTCGGAAATCAACCGCTCCATCGGCGTCATTCCCGTGCCATTTCCTCCCCGCACAACCGGTTTGTGCCCCTGCGCTTTCGCCACTGCCGACAGTTTTGCTCGGTGCCCCACTGTCTTTGGCCCCGACGGTCTCCCCCGCTGCTCTGGCGGCAAGTTGCAAAAGATGCTCTTGTTGGGGTTCGCTAAGTGCCACCTCTTCCGTGCGCAAGATTTTGAGCAAGTCAGACCAAGGGGTTGGCTGTTCGCCATACCCCACAGCACCCGGGAACGCTCGCGGTGAAATTCCTGCCCGCAAGCAAGACATCTCAACACCAGAGATGAGCCTTCTTCCCGCAAGATTTTTGGCGCACACCCACCCGGCGTCTGTGAAGAAAGGGTGTTCTGGAGTGCAGCGAATTGTTTTACCGTTTCCAAGTTTGACCTCAACCAATTGCGTAGCAGTATTGCGTACAAGTCTTTTTATACGCATTACTCCGTCAGAAGTCAAGACCGCGTCCCCGGCTTCTAGCTGTTCAATCGGGCGTCGCCCCTGCGGGGTGGACACTAGCGTCCCTGCTACGAAGCACTCATCAACAATGATCAGATCGAACCGGCCATCGTTGAGCACCTCGCGGTTGATGAGGTTCAGCCCCTCATAGTTGGCAATGACGAACTCATAGTCCCCCTGCACCAGCTCTATTCTGCGCGAGGCTTGCGCATGGTGGGCTACGACAGCGCTACGGTGCATCACCGAGTTCATGATGTCCCCCATCCAGGCGCTGTGCATGATCGACAGCGGGCACAGGATCAACACACGCCGCACCTCACCACGCTTCATCAAGTAGTCAGCCGCCCACAGCGCGGAGAGTGTCTTGCCTGTCCCAGGCTCGTTGAAACAAAACGCTCGTCGATGCAGCGTGAGGAACGATGCGGTCTCGATCTGGTGCGCCATTGGCGTATAGCGCCCTGGCCAGTTGTACTTGCGTGTGATGGGCGAGACAACCTTCTTAACGCCCAGGTTGCGCAGCACGCGCATCTCGTCGAGGCCGAAGAAAACAGCAACGGTGTAGCCACCGTTGCCATGATCCTCGACGATGCGACTCTTCGGTATTACTGTGTACTTCGCAGGATTGCGCGTCCTGATAAGCACGGCCTTGTTGTCCAGAATCTCCATCTCATTTCCCGTTATCGCTTACGTTCGCCTTGGGGCTGCGTAAGCGGAGGTTGCCTTTAGTTGTCTTACCCCCAGCACGCAGCGGCTTGATGTGATCTATGTGCTTGCCTGACCGGTCTATGCCGGCCTTGTCGTATGCCTGCCGGGCCTTCTGGCGCTCAAGTTGATCCTTGGTCTCGCCGCTGGCCTTCTGCAAAGCGTAGGCATGCTTGAAATCCCTTTTGCCGTTCTTCTGCGTCATGCTGTATTCCTAGTGTCTTCCGTTGAACTCGCACCCCGTAACTGGACAGTGTTTTCTACAAAGCGGTGTCTGTGTGGGGTTCCATACGTTGTTTGCAAAGCTGTTCTCAAGCCGGGCTGTACGCTCGCGGTACTTCCACCACGCCGCGTCTGCCTGCTCTCGCATCATCTGCATCTTCACCATAGATTCCTTCACGATGAATAGCAAGGCGCTGTTGACTTTGCGGATGTGCGGAAAGTGTGCGAACACCATGATCGACATGAGCACGAGTTGATCCCTGTCGGGGTAGCGGTCGTTGCCGGTCTTCCAGTCACCCACCCAGGCCACCAAGTCATCGTCATCCACAATCAGGATGTCTGCAATGCCGCGCACCCAGACATCCTTCGCTTTCCAATCACAGGGCTGCAGATTCTTGGTCAGCGCCATCTCATGCTCGGCCAGCTTGCGCCCAGGCTTCTGAATGATCGCGTCCACCACCGCCTTGAACTGCGCATAGGCGGGAGGTATTGGCTTGTTGTCCTTGATGTACTCCTCCAGGGCCTTGTGCACCTCCACGCCGTAGCGTGTGGCATCGGTCTCTTGGAACGGGTACTTGCCCAGCACCTTGACCTCGTGGTACCTGCGCGCACAGCCTTCGTAGTCCTTCAGAGCGCTGTGCGACCACCGGATGATTTTCTCAGACATTTGCCATCTCCCTCGATGCGAGCCAGCAGTTCCACAACATCTTCACCAGCGTGCTGTCCCAGGCTACGCCGTGCGGGACACCGCTCTCGATACTGCACACCCACTGCTTGAACTCGTCGCTCATGTCAGTCCTTCGCGCTGTTGATTGCTTCGTTGAGGAGCTTTGCAAACTGCGTCACAAACTTCTCGTCGTTGTACAGCTTGTGCTGCATCTCATGCAGAACAGCGTGGGTCATCTCATGCCAGAACGTCTCAGATACGCTCTCTTCAGCGCGGTTCTTTGTGTAGATGACGATGGCCTTGGTGCCGTAATAGATCGCCCCGTACTCGCGGCCCCTGTCCTCATTGACGTAATGCACTTTGTACGGCGAGGCGCCGACTTTGAAACTGCTTGGTTTGTATTGCATGTGAACTCCACTAGCCTTTTGCAAGGCCATAACGACGGTGAACGCCACCTTCAGCGGCCAGGGGGATCCCCGGCATGTACTTCGGCTCCATAGTCATCTGCTCCAGCACCCATGCCAGAGCGTCCTGACCCTCTTGTTCAGGTACCACAACAATCTGCTCATCATGTACGGTGCCTGCCACAGGGTAGCGTTTAGCTGTCCTGAGCATGCCGTCCGTCATCACAATGCGTGCAGTCGCCTGCGTCACATTGTTCGTAATCTTTCCTGCGTATAGCTTCGTGGCGTCTGAGCCGTACACCCACTGCGGCCTCCCACTAGCATCTTTCTGCTGACGAAGGTTAGGATACAACAAGCTCATGCCGTTGGGAAGAACAATCTCTTCTTTGCGGAAGACCAAACACTTGTGGCGATACTCTTCGCCATCTGCCAGTGAGCGCTGGATAAGACCGCTGCAAAGCTCCCAGAAGCCGACAACCGGGTACGCCGTCGAACGATATATGTCAATGATCTTCTTCGCTGCGACGCAGTGGACGAGAAGCTCTTTCGCAGTGCATACATGCGGAATCTCCTGCATGCGGAGGATGTTCTCGTCCCACTCCAGAAACCGTTCCACGTAGTCTGCCGTGACGCCCAGCCTCCTGGCGAAGTCCTTGTCGTATCGAACAGGCGGCGCACCGAGGAAGCCGACCAATAACTGAGCTGCAAAGCTGGCCCAGCCCAGCCCATACCCCGCGCCAAGCAACGCGCTTTTTGCAGACTGGCGTAAGTCGGGATGGCTTTCTTTCGAGAGCCCCGGTATATTGAACATCTGAGCACCGAACTGCGCATAGGGGTCTCCTTTTGCTCTAAAAATGTCGAGCATCTCGTCATAGTCAGACAGCCATGCCAGCACACGCGGCTCGATCTGAGACAGGTCACCGACCACCAGCACATGCCCTTCGGGCGCCATGATGGCCTTGCGCAGGAAGCTCTTACGCTTCAGATTTTGCATATTTATGGCCGACCCTTTACTCGCAGTCCACCTGCCAGAGAGAGCGCCGTAATAAGACAGCGGCACAGGCAGCCGCCCACGCTTCGATATCTCCAGGAACCGCTGCGCCCGTGTGCGCTCAGTCGTTGACTTCACCTTCAGCCGGGCCTCGCACAACAGCGCCACATCCTCGTTAGAGCCGTTGAGCAGCGCCTGGAACATCGCGTCGTTTTTTGCAAAGGCAAAGGTCTTGCCTTCTGGGTTAGGCGTCTTCACTGTCGGGCGCTTGTTCTTCATCGGGGGATCCACCCCGAGAGTGCGCAGCAGCTCTGCGAACTGTGGATTACTGGCCAGCGCGCCGTCGGTAATGTTCAGCCGCTTGAGCAGGGCTTCGCGTTGTTCACGCTCCGCATACAGCGCATCGGTCAGCATGTCCGAGTCCAGCTCCAGCAACGGGCGGGTGTACATCTTGAGCGTCATGTCGATGAGGCGCAGCTCGCTCTTGGGGTAGCCGTTGCCCAGGCGCTCGAAGATCTGCTCACACAGGTACACATCATGGGCGCAGTATTCAGCAAGCTCCCTCTCAACCCGTGGCGACAACTCGATCAGTCCGTCCGTGCTGTTGATGGCATTGCCCTTGGCGGGGAGGCCGAAGTCTTCGGCGAGCTTGGCCAGACTGTTGCCGACCTCCACCCCACGCAGCGCCCTGGCCATCGAGAGCGTGTCGAAGATGAACGCGGGGTGTACGTTGTAATGCCAGCCCAGGATCGCCACATCGAACTGCGCGTTATGGGCCAGCACCGCTGTGCGGTTCCAGTCGATGGTGGCTGCCCAGTCTGAGATGTCCCGGCCCTTGATCCACACAACGGGATCGTTGCTGCCCAGCTCATGCACGCACAGGCCGAAGGCTTTGAACCGTACGTCGCGGATGTATTCCTCCGTGGTGAGCTTGCGCAGCGTGTAGTCTTTACTGTCGTACACCGTCTCGAAGTCGACGGTCAGAATTCTGTCGAAGGGTGTGCTCATGGCGGGCTTCAGTTAAACATCTCTTTGGGCGGCGCATCTTCCAGCAACACGTCCCCCATTGCCTCAATAGCGCTCATGAGGATCTCGGTCATGGCCAAGTCGTTCGCGTTCACAGACATCACGGCTATGCGCTCTTTGTCTCGCACGAGCAGCACTCCGGAGGCTTCTGCGCCTTGGCCGTAACAGCTTGATAACAGCCGCACGAGCATCTTGAAATGCTCCTGTTCTTTCTCGGGCAATGCTGCGAGGTGTGCGAGCAGCTTCGCGTCGCTCTCAGTGGCTTTATGCTCCCTCATTGAAGACCCCCTTCAGGTAGTCCAGATCGTTCTCGTTGATGATCAGCGACACGCCGCCGGCTTGCACAATTTCGGCAAGCTCTCTGTCCTGCAGCGCGGTTGTCGTGCCTCTGCCTGCCTTAGCCTCGATGCCGATAAACTTTCCCCGGTAACACACAAGGAAGTCAGGGACGCCGTGCTTACCCATCCCGCCGCTGACAGGCATGTAGTAATAGGCGCCGGCGTCTTTCAGTATTTTGCGGATCTGCGCTTTAACGCGACCCTCGGGAGTGAGTGCTGCCATAGTGATCTCCGTAGCGCTTGCGTTGGGTGTTGTAGGGTGAGGGGGAATGTAGATTCCGCGCCCCCTCGGCTCGCGGTTCGTGGAGTCGGCACGCGAACACAGGTTCATCGGGTACGTGCCGATAAGAAGTAAGGGTCACATCTACAAGGCTCGTCGAACTTCTTCACTTACACCCGACCTAAAACTTGAAACCTTTACGCAATTCTTCGGCCAGCTTCTTGGCGTAGTGCTTGGCCTTGTTGGCGTCATCCGAGTCTTTCTTACCCTGGCGCATGCCGTACTTGATGACGTTGCCTTTGAGGTAGCCGATCCACTCGTCGTGCGTCAGCACCGCCTGCATCACATCCCAGGGCTGGATGCCCATGTCCTTGTAGTGCGAGCCGCCAATCTGTTGCTGGTCAGCGGGGGCATTTGTGTCTAGTTGCACAAAGAAGTTGCCCACATCGGGTGCCTCAAAGTCAAAAATCGAATCCTTAAGCTTTGTCATGGTCATCTCTCCTTTAGCTTCTGTCGTTGCCTATACCGCTGAGATACCTCAGCACGGGTGAACCGCCTGCGCGGCTCGTCTTTGTCAGCCCCCAGCTCATACACGGGAACAGCGTCTCTCCCGAGGCTGTCTGGCAGCCAACTGCCTATGTGCACGGTGTTCTCCGCCTTCAATGCACGGAGCCAATCCTGTGCCGTTACAACATGAACCCCTGTCGCGTTTGCCAGTGCTTGCGCCGTCACCGGCCCGGCCTGCAGCATCCTAAAGGTCTGCGCTAAAACTAAGTGGTTAACCTTTATCGCTTTAGAACTCATCCTGTACTCCTTATCTCTAGCCTTTCGTCCACCTTCGGTAAGCGGATCGCATCAGGCTGTCGGATCAGCTTTCTGACCATCGCCAGGGCGTTGTCCAGTTCCTTGATCGTGATCACGTCCATCTGCTGGTCGTGCAGCTCCAACAGTTCCTGAATCGCCTTTATCTCGACCCCCATCGGAACGAAACGCAGCTTGTCCACAGCACGGAAGATGATGCGCAGGATCGCGTCTCTGCCGTCCACAGACACGTTCAGGTACTCTTTACCGAACCCCATGCTGCACAGCACCTCGACCATGTTGCTCAGGGCCACGAGCGTGTTCATGTCCATCTTTGTCGCGGTTCCCTGCATCAGCGCCACAACTGCGCCACTGTTGCGGATCTTTAGCGTGCGTAAAAATGACTCGTGGGATTTGACGGACTCCATTCCCTCCATTACGTGCCCGATGGTGTTCAGGATCTGCGGCTTGGGTCGGTACTTCTTGCGGGTCTTCGCATTCGATGGCATGTTGAACGATCAGAAAGTAGTTGCGTATCCGATAAACCGAGGCCCGACAATCAACCCGCCTACATAGGCACCCACAACCGCGCCGGCTGCCGTAACGGCGAAGTCTTTAACGCTCGGCGTATGCCTGTCTCGGTGCTGCGAGTCGTAGATTTCTTTGGCTAGACCCACAGCCACGCCGGCGGCTATGCCGTAGTCCCTGCGCTCGGTTGCTACAGTAACGGCGGCTCCAACGGCAGCACCCGCAATAAAGTGCAGCGACTTGTCTCGGCCTGTCCACTCATCGGCGTGCGCCATAGACGTGAGTGCGGCGATAGCTGCAATGATGATTTTCTTTTGCACGATCTTCTCCAATGAAAGGATGCGTTAATTAAGGGGTACGTTTTTGTACCAGTGCATAAAACCTGTCTAATAGAGCCCAAGTTTTGTACACGGTGTGCGTGTCTACGTGAGGGGCGAGCCCCACCTCCAGTGCCAGCGCGTGCAGCGCCTTCATGGTCTCTGTGTATGACGGCAGGTTAGCGTCGAGGAGTACAGCATCAACGGTCTCTACAGGTTTCGTCATGCTGCGCCCCTTTTAGGCTTCGTCTTCGTTTTCTTCTACTTCGGTCTGAACATCGCGCCACTCACCGGGGACGATCCCTGCGTAGCGATGATGCGGCTCGAACCACTGCTGCAGGATCTTGGCGAGCTTATGCTCGTAGCCGTTGATGCTTATGTCGAATTCGGTGACTCCTCGAACTACAAACCGCAGGTGCGCTGTGGGTGTCAACAACATCAGTGCGTCATCAGCATCAAAGGTCACGGTAGCGCTCCTTGCGTTCTCTCATGCGTTGTGAAATGACGGACTCGTGTACGCCGCTGAGCTTGCCGCACGTATCGCATTTGAAGCCCATCATGAGCCGCTCGTTGTTGGAGTCGCCCTCCCACCACGTTGTGATGGTGCCTGAGTTGTTACCCAGGCGATGCTGCATCGCGTGCCCCCATCGCCTGAGTGTGCGCTTAAGTCGCCACAGAAACCCCCTCATCTTTGCTGCTCCTCTTTGATGAACACCGACAGCCGGCGCATGGATGCGATGCAGTACTCGCTCATGCGAGCGTGATAGTCAGACGCGGCTTGATGCCGAAGGAGGTCTTTCTTTGCCGACTCCAACTCCTTGGCCGCCAACGATACAACCGTTGGCGTTCGAAACAACTTGGTCAAATTAAACACTGGTTGCATAAAGTGATTTCCAACTTGTTTAAAGGTTGCTTGACGGTAACGGATTATGCGCCAACGGCTGACCGTGTGCAACAGTTGGCGTTGTTCTATTGTCTCGTTTTAGGCTGTTTGAGCGGGCTCGTCTGGATCCCACGGCAGCGGTGTGCCGTTGGCCCTGTATGCCTCGTGTCGCCAGCGTTTCGCTCTGCCTTTGTTGTACTCGCAAGAGGGGCACTTGCCCCCGTCGATCTGGGCGTCCATCACCAGGGCTGCGAAGGCTTCCAGGGAGTTCAAATAGATGCCGTCCTCGTGTGGGTTGGCTCCGATGAGTTGGCACTTCTGTGCCAGGGCGATTACTTCGTCTCGTGTCATTATTGGCCCCTTTCTTTGATTCCGTCGACTATGTACTTGACTACATACCAGTCCAAATCCCCGGCGTAGCAGTCTTCTTTATACGCTTCTGCCACTTTTGCGCAGGCTTCTCGTTCAGCGGCGACAGCCGCCTCAATGTGGTCG